TCCATTGCGACGTGGCATACGTGGTAAGAATTTTCGATCACGATTCTTATGATTTTTGAACTTATTAAAAGAATTTATAAGTGTGGCAGGCAGCGAAGCCGGGAGGCCAGCCCGGGCCAATAACACATACGCATTGTACGTCGCATGTAAAACCAAAGAGAGCAAAAATTGGTGATTGAGACGAGTACAGATCTGAGTAGGCAGTAACGTGAAAACCACGTGAAGTGGGAACGACATGTAAAACCCAGACAACGTTTCAACAAACGCAATAGCGACAATTGCGTACCAACCGAACCAGTATTTCAAAACTTCTTCAACGACCACACTCAAATACACGACCGCAGCTTCATTAGCGGCGCGCACGATTGGCAGCACTGCTGCCAAATCAAGTCGCAAAAAGGGTTCAAATGACGCATCAGTGAGGTCGCGAGTGGCTATCGTGCCAACGCCATTGACGACGGGAATTGCCCGATCAATCGCCGCTTGAACATCGGGCAAGAAAGACGGGGTAACGCCATAAATGGCAATCACTTGCGCGTAAGTGTCCATTGTGACGCGTACGGGCATGGCGGGACTCTCATGGAGTTTCATTGTCCACGCGCGACGTGCTTGAGGTGTTGCGAAATTACGTTCACGCGACAAAGTGGTGAGACGATCAGCAAATTCAGCCACAACTGGAACGTGCGTGGCCAGATGCAACAAACACTCGCCGACTTTCGCATAATGACTCATTGAGAGATCTTCTGCTTTCTCATCTGCTTTCAAAAGCACCTGGTTAGTAGGATCTACAATGATCATGGTGCGAGCAAGAATGCGCCCAATTTTAGGGCCCATCACCATCGTGCGCTCCCACACTTCGGGATCAATGGCAGTGCGTTTTTCGCAGAGGTAGGGCCGCGCGGAGCAAAAAGTGCAATTGCCGATGGTGGACCGCTCGGGCATTTTTGGCGAAAATCCCAGCGCACGCAAGACATCCAACATTGAATGCAACTCTTCAGTGGTCAGCGGAACAGCCGTGAAGATCACGGAGTCATCACCAGAGTCAATCAATTGAAACCCGGCAAACCCATCTTCATGAGGGCCAAGCACATCGGGGGTGAC